CTTTTGGTATGATATTCAATAACATTAGGATAGAAAGAAGAAATTCTTCTGACGAGATTGCTCAGGTCATGCGAGTACCTCTTGCGTACTCAACTAAGCAAAAGTTTATTTCTCGCATTGCTCAAATTCCTGATGCTGAGTCTCGTGGCGAAGTCGCTATTGTTCTGCCTCGAATGGGCTTTGAAATAGAACAACTCACGTATGATCCATCTCGTAAAGTTTCTCCTATTCAAAGAAATAAAGCAGTCGGAACAGGTGACGATGTAAACACAGTAAGAACATCGTATGTGGCTACACCTTACAACATGTCTCTTGCTCTTTATGTGTTTGCTAAGAATCAAGAAGACGGCCTACGAATCATAGAACAGATACTTCCTTTCTTCAATCCAGACTTTAACATAACAGTCAATGAGTTGCCTGCATTAGGAATCAAGCGTGATATAAAAATCACAATGGACAGTATTGACTATGATGATACTTATGAAGGTGAGTTAGCAGACAGACAAAGTATTATTTGGACGCTTAATTTCACAATGCGATTGAACTTTTATGGTCCTGTCACTAATTCTAATGTGATCAAAGAATCTATTGCTAAGCTATATGAGAAAGAAGATTTCTTAAATGTCAGAGTAAAGAGCACATCAACCATAGGTAAAGATGATGTCATAGATAAAACATTGACGCCGGCAGATGAGTTTGAATATATAACTACAATACTTGAGAGTTTTGGTGATGAAATTGAATAATCCTTTTGACAGTTTAGATAAGACCTTTGATACAAAAGACAAGACAAAGGCACTGCAAGCAAACTTAAAAGAAACAAGAAAAGAAAACAATCTTCCTGTGCCTCCTGCAAACGCAGAACAAGACTTAGAAGATGACTTTCAAGAAGCGAGAGACATTCTGAAGCGTACTGCTGAATACAGCGAAGAGGCTATCAAAGGTATGCTTCACATTGCTAAGAACAGTGATCAGCCGAGAGCATACGAAGTAGCGGGACAACTCATCAAAGCACTACAAGACAACGCAGGAGCTATGATGGATGTTCAAGACAAGGCGAAAAAAGTAAAGGGCGAAGAAATTAAAGCTAATAATGCTGCCGTAACAAACAACAATCTGTTTGTCGGCAGTACTAAAGACCTTCTTCGTGCCTTAAAGGATGAGCAAGTAATAGATCATGAGTGAAGAAACTTCGTATCATGGCAATCCTAATCTAAAATCTATTGGTCACAAACACGACTTTACTCAAGAACAAATCAAAGAGTATTTAAAGTGTCAAGAAGACCCAATCTATTTTATTGAGAACTATTGCCACATCGTGACATTGGATAGCGGTCTACAGCTATTCAAACTCTATGAGTGTCAGAAGAAAAAAGTAGATATCATTATGAATAATCGTAAGGTTATTCTGATGGAAGGCAGACAGCAAGGTAAGACCGTGACTGCTGCTGCATGTATTCTTCACTACACTATCTTCAACGCTGACAAGACTGTTGCTATCATGGCAAACAAAACAGCATCGGCGAGAGAAGTACTTCTTCGTTATCAGACCATGTACGAGAACTTGCCTATATGGATGCAGCAAGGTGTAAAGACATGGAACAAAGGTGATGTTGACTTAGAGAATAACTGCCGTGTGTTCACAGCAGCAACAACAACATCTGGTATTCGAGGTAAATCTGTAAACTGGCTGTACATTGACGAAGCTGCAATCATTCCGAATAATGTAGCAGACGAATTCTTCGCATCTGTATATCCAACAATTTCTGCAGGCGAGACTACAAAAATTCTACTTACCTCAACTCCTCTAGGTTACAATCACTTCTGGAAATTCTGGAATGAAGCAGAGAAAGGCTCAAACGGCTTTACTAATCACTTCATTCACTACACAGAGATTCCTGGTAGAGACGAGAGATGGGCAGAAGAACAACTTAAACTACTAGGAGAACTGAAGTTCACTCAGGAAGTATTGTGTGAGTTCTTGGGTTCAAGCAATACTCTTATCAATGCGAGAACGATTGGCGCATTGAGTTCTAAAGATCCTCTATATGACAATCACGAAGGAAATAGTGTTGACATATACGAAGACCCACAAGAAGACCATTATTATTGCATTACAGTAGACACTTCTAGAGGTATTGGAGGTGACTACTCAGCATTTGTTGTGTTTGATATTACAGAAATGCCCTACAAAGTTGTGGCAAAGTATAGAAACAACAAGATAGCACCAATGCTATATCCTAATGTTATAGCAAAAGTAGGACAAGATTATAATAACGCTTTCGTGTTAATTGAAAACAATGACATTGGCGGACAAGTAGTAGAGATATTACACGAAGAGATAGAATACGACAATATCTTTAGTACAGTGACAGAAAAATCAAGACAGTATGTATCGCCTGGCTTTGGTAAGTCTACAAGGCTTGGCGTAAATACATCTAAACAGGTAAAGAGACAAGGCTGTTTTAACTTCAAGTCTCTTATGGAAGAAAAGAAACTATTAGTATTTGATGCTGACATAATTGCTGAGATATCCACATTTGTTGAGAAAGGAAATACCTATCAAGCAGATGAGGGATACAACGATGACTGTGTTATGTGTATGGTTCTTTTCGGTTGGCTGTCTACTATGCCATTCTTTAAAGAATTAGTAGATGTCAACACAAGAGAAGGTTTGTACAAGCAAGAAATGCAAAGTATAAGTCAGAATCTTACTCCATTCGTCATGAGAAAGAGCAATGAAGAGGCTCCGGCATGGGTTGCTGGCGGAGATTACTGGCTGATGGACGATGAGTACAGTAAAAGACTCAAGGAGTCTAAGTTCAAATATTAAAAGTTATAAATAATCAGACGAAATAACAATAAAAATGTTGTCTGTTTTTTTAACGAGGAGAATAAATATGGCTTTTCAGCTATCACCTGGAGTCCAGGTAACAGAGAAAGACCTCACATCAGTAGTCCCAGCAGTTGGCAGCTCTATTGGCGGCACAGCTGGCGAATTTGTATGGGGGCCTATCAACGAGGTAATCACTATTAGCTCAGAAAATGAGTTAGTGACTAGATTTGGTAAACCCGCTGCAACAGGAACTTCACATCGTTCTTGGTTTGCTGCTGCATCATTTTTAGCATATACTGGTACTCTTAAAGTAGTACGAGCTGCTAATCTTGATAGTGCTCTAAACGCTGGATCAACAGCAGGTGTGTTAATTTCAAACGATGATGATTACACCAATAATCATGCTGGCGGTGAAGGATCAAACGGCATTTGGGCAGCAAGATATGCAGGCGCTCTTGGCAACTCTCTAAAAGTGTCTTTTGCTGATTCATCTGATTTTGCAGTAAAGTCTTTAACAGGAACTGCTACGGCAACAGTGGACAGTGTTACTGTTACTGGTTCAGGAACTGCATTTGACACTGAGCTTAAAGTTGGTGAAGTTCTAGAAGACTCTGATGGAGTCACTATAGGAACTATATCAGCGATTACAAATGCTACTACACTCACACTAGAAGCTAATGCCGCTGTTGCAGTATCTGGTGCAGCAATTAAAAGAAGCGCTTGGGCATATGCCGCTCAATTCGATTACACTCCATCAACAACAACATATGCCTCTGCGGTTAGTGCAACATCAGACGAGCTTCATGTCATCGTAGTCGATGAAGATGGTTTGTTTACAGGAACTGCGGGTACTATTCTTGAGAAATTTGCTGGCGTATCTAAAGCATCTGATGCTAAAGATTCAGTTGGTCGTTCAAACTATTACAAAAATGTACTAAACGATAGATCGCAGTATGTTTACTGGACAGACCATCCTTCAGCATCAGGAAATAACTGGGGTTCAGTAGCAAGTGGAATAACTTTTACCACTGATCACACAGTTGCAGAATCTGTTACATCACTATCAGGCGGCGTAGATGCTGCACCAACTGACGGAAATCTACAGACTGCATTTGCTTTGTTCGCCAATGACGAACTAGTAGATGTTAATCTCATCTTTGTTGGAGATGCAGCTGCCACTGTAGGCGATTATGTTATCGACAATGTTGCAGAAGTTCGCAAAGATTGTATGGTATTCGTTTCACCTGCCGCAGCATCTGTCGTTGATAATGTCGGCGGAGAAGCCGCAGCTATTGTTGCTGAAGTCGCTTCTTACACTAGAAGCTCATACGCTGTATTTGATTCTGGTTACAAGTACATGTACGACAGATATTCTGACAGATACGTATGGGTTCCTTGTAACGGTGATGTTGCTGGCGTATGTGCGGGTACTGATAACATTGCTGATCCTTGGTTCTCTCCTGCAGGATACAACAGGGGCGCAATTAAGAACGCAGTTAAACTTTCTTACTCGCCAAGCAAGACTGACCGTGACACGCTTTACAAAGCAGGCGTAAACCCAATCGTTGGTTTCCCTGGTTCAGGTATCGTACTGTTCGGCGACAAGACTTTGCTTGAGAAGCCAAGCGCATTTGACAGAATCAATGTTCGCAGACTGTTCATTGTTCTTGAGAAGGCGATTGCTACTTCTGCTAAGTTCCAGTTGTTTGAGTTCAACGATGCGTTTACTAGAGCGCAGTTCAAGAACTTGGTCGAGCCATTCTTGCGTGATGTTCAAGGCCGCAGAGGCATTTATGACTTCCGTGTTGTTTGTGATGAAACAAATAACGACAGTCAAGTTGTTGATGCAAATCAATTTGTAGCCGATATTTTCATTCAGCCTGCGAAGTCAATCAACTTCATTCAACTTAACTTCATCGCTACTAGAACTGGTATTGCGTTTGAAGAAGTTGGCGCTTAGGCTTATAAATAAAAGAAAAACAGGAGATATAAATGAATATCACAGAGTTTAAATCCAGACTAGGCGCCGGAGGAGCAAGACCCAATCAGTTTAGGGTCTTGCTAGGATTCCCAAGCTATGTTACAGGCGTTGACACTTCGTACAGCTTGCTCGTTTCAGGAGCTGCTGTACCCGCATCGACTGTTAACCCAGCGATCATTCAGTACAGAGGTCGTGAAGTTAAGTTGGCAGGCGAGCGTATTTTTGATCCGTGGACAATTACTATTGTAAACGACAGTCAGCAATCGCTCCGTCGTCCGTTCGAACAATGGATGGAAGGCATGAATGCTACTGCGGAGAACACTGGTATTTTGACACCAGCTGACTATCAAGCAGATATTACTGTTCAGCATCTAGACAGAAATGACGATGTATTGCGTGGCGGTACTTATGTACTACGCAATGCGTTCCCAATTCAAATGTCTGAGATTGCTCTACAGTACGCACAGAACGACATTATTGAAGAATTTACAGTGACATTCCAGTATCAAAACTACGACAACTTTTAGTCGTAGTCTATGAAGAAGGATTTAATATAGAATGAATATATTTGGGTTTAACATCACTCGGGAGCAGCCGCCTAAGACTGAGAAGTCTTTCGTGGCTCCTTCTGATGAAGGTGGTGTAGAAAGTATACGAGCAGGTGGGTATTACGGTACCTACCTTGACCTCGAAGGCGTTGCGAATAACGAAGCAGAACTCATCAAGCGATACAGAGATATCTCTCTTATGGCTGATGTGGACACTGCTATTCAAGATATTATTGATGATGCTATTGCTAATGTTGACAACGAAGATCCTGTCGTTCTAGACACGGACAAGTTGAAAGTTTCTAATGCGGTCAAGAAACAAATTCAAGATGAGTTTGAGAACATAGTAGAGTTACTAGATTTTAAAAACAGATCCGCAGATTATTTCAGACGATGGTATGTTGACGGTCGTCTATATTTTCATAAAGTGATTGACACAGAAAATCCTAGAAAAGGTATTCGTGACATTCGCTATATTGACCCTCGTAAAATTACAAAGGTCAAGCAGATACACAAAGAGAAGAACGAGCAAGGCGTACAGTTTGTTAAGAAAGTAGAAGAGTTTTATATCTTCAACGAGAAAGGACTTTCTTCTAAGCCTAGCCAATACAAAGCTCCCGAGAATGACTCGGCGCTCAAGATTACAAAAGACGCTATTACTTACTGTCCGTCTGGATTGATAGACCAAGATAAGAATATACCTCTTTCGTATCTGCACAAAGCCATTCGCCCTGCGAATCAACTTAGAATGATGGAGAATGCCGTAGTTATCTATAGAATTACGAGAGCTCCTGAACGAAGAATATTTTATGTTGATGTTGGTAACTTGCCAACTAATAAAGCAGAACAATACCTAAAAGACATTATGGATCGTTATCGCAACAAACTAGTATACGATGCTAGTAGCGGTGAGATTCGTGATGATAAAAAGTTTATGTCTATGTTGGAAGACTTCTGGCTTCCCCGTAGAGAAGGCAGCAGCGGTACATCTATTGACACGCTGCCAGCAGGACAGAATCTAGGACAGATTGAAGATGTAGTTTACTTTCAGAAGAAGCTATATCAAGCACTGAATGTGCCTGTTTCTCGTTTAGAACAGCAAGCAGGTCTTAACTTCGGTCGTTCTGCTGAGATTAACAGAGACGAATTGAAGTTTACTAAGTTTGTTTCTAGATTGCGTAAGAAGTTTGGTGTGATGTTCGATGACTTGTTGAAGACACAGCTCATCTTAAAGAACATTATCACAGAAGAAGATTGGACTGATATTAAAGATGATTTATATTATAACTTTGCAAAAGATGCTTACTACACAGAGTCAAAGAATCAAGAGATATTGAGAAGCCGTGTAGAAGTCTTGAATGGTATGGCAAGTTATATTGGTACACTGTTCAGTAAGTCTTATGTTCAGCGAGAAGTGTTAATGCTCTCTGACGAGGAAATACAACAGATTGAAAACGACTTGAGACTTGAGCAGCCATTTATTACTCAAGACCAACAACATCAAATGAACATGGCGCAACAAGAACAAGAAGCAGAACCAGAAGCCCCAGTTGAGACTACAGGAGAATAATATGGATAGGCAAGCACAAATTAGAGATATGTTGGACAGCATGGCGCAAGGTAAAGCGAGTGAAGTCCAAGATAAGTTTAACTCACTCATGTTTGACAAAGCAAGCGCTGCGGTTAACGACTACAAGCAAGAACTTGCACAGAGTGTGTTTAAGAATCCAGACTTACAAGCGATGGGTTTAGCAGACGGCGAGGAACATGTCATGGAAGTTGACCCTGCCGCAGAACCCGAAACTATCGGAGACGAAGATGAAAACATTTAAAGAGTTCAGACAAATTTTAGAAAATGCAAAGTGCGAACAATGTGATTGCGATCCTTGTACATGCGATTCTATTAGCGAAGCACCTGTTGATGGTGTTGCTAAAGGCTCTTTGCCAGATGATCAGCACATGTGCGCTACTAAAATCTTTAAAGAAGGCTTCGGTGAAGGCACTCCTGTCTTCGGTGAACATGCTCTTCCTGACGAAGAAGGTAATGTAGCTTGGTATAAAGTTATGTTTGAGCACGGCATCGAAGTCGTAGATGTGCTTGACGAAGGCGTTGAAATTTTAATGCAAGAAGCACACGGCAATCACAAAAAGAAAATGAAAGAAGAAGTCGAAGAGATTGAAGAGATTTCCAAAAAGACTTTAGGTTCTTACATTAAGAAAGCAACTGATAGCTACGGCACTCGAAGCAGATTGGGCAAAGATTTTGAAAGAGATTCAGAACAAGGTTCTGCTACTAATAGAAAGACAAGCGGTGCGTTAGCAGATATATATAAAACCGCCGCAAGTAAAAGAAAAGCTGGTATTAAAACAGCTACAGATAAGTTAGTAAACAAAAAGAACTAATCGGAGATAAGAGATGGCGGTTACAGTAGATGTATTAAAGCTGACACAGGTACAAGGTGTTGTCGCCGTCAGAGGCGTCAATGCTACCGGCACTATAGCACTAGCAACTACGCTAAAGAAAGACACAGAAACACAAAGCAGCCCGGAAGCTAACATCAAATCACTTCAGTGGACTTTGGGTTCAGGAGTTGAAGCGACACTTACAAGAAATAGCAAAGTGCTATACACAATGACTGGTTACGGTCAAGTAGATATGTATGGCTGGGCAGACACAGACGAGAACGGATCAGATATAGAAATCGCAATTGACAACGGCGGCACAGGCGGCACTGTTATTGTTGAATGTTCTAAAGTATCTGGTTACGGTTCACAGCAGCATCAGGGTGCTGACGGAGACTTAGGATAATGAAACTAATAAAAGAAGTCACAGAAGAGATTAAATATATCTCTGAGCTTAACGAAGAGACTGGTAAGAAGACACACTTCATCGAAGGCGTTTTCTTGCAGTCTAACCTCAAGAACCGTAATGGTAGAATGTATCCTAAAGAAGTGATGCAGAAAGAGGTTGCTCGTTATACAAAAGAATCTATCGAGAAGAAGAGAGCATACGGCGAGCTAGGACATCCAGAAGGTCCTACAGTTAATCTTGACCGTGTCTCTCACATGATTGTTGGTCTTAGAGAAGACGGCGACAACTACATCGGTAAAGCAAAGATTCTAGATACACCTATGGGTCGTATTGTAAAAGAACTTATTGACGAGGGTGCGAGCTTAGGCGTTAGCTCTCGTGGATTGGGTTCACTCAAAGAAAGAAACGGCGTCAATGAAGTGCAAGAAGACTTCATGTTAGCTACTGCTGCTGATATTGTTGCTGATCCTTCTGCTCCAGATGCTTATGTACAAGGCATTATGGAGAATAAAGAGTGGACATTTGTGAACGGCATCTTTCAAGAAAAAGAATTAGAAGAGTCACAGGCTAAGATTAGAGCAGCAAGTACTAAAGAACTTGAAGCTGTTAAGCTAGAAGTCTTTGAGAGCTTCTTATCTAAGTTGTCTAAAATTTAAATTTTATAAATATATATCAGAACACAGTAATACAAACCTAATAGGAGAATAAACATGGGTGTAGAATCCAAAATCCGAGAGCTTATGGAGGGCGCTGCAAATCGTCCCAAAGATAAGCAGCAAGGTGATGCTTCTAATCCTACTCAAGGTAGCTCAAACGCCAATCCTGAAATGCAAGACCTTAGTGGTACTGGCAATGCAGAAGGCGGCTTGACTTCACCTGTAGGCAAAGCAGCAGAAGGCAAAGCGTCTAAAGACGGCACACTACCTAAGGGTAACGGTGCTAAAGAAGCTCCTTCAAACTTCACTAACGACAAGCCAAGCGAAACTGATGTAATGAAAAAAGCATCTGCTGGCAATGTTCATCAAGAAGAAGTTGAAACTGAAGAAGAAGCTATTGCAGAAGACGAAGTTGTAACTGATGAAGTTATCGCTGAAGATGAAGCAGTTGCAGAAGACGCTGAAGAAATCGCCGAAGAAGAAGTTTCTGTAGAAGACGAAGCTCTTTTCGAAGCCGATCTTAAAGCACTCTTTGCAGACGAAGAGCATCTTACTGAAGAATTTAAAGTAAAAGCAGCCGAAGTATTTGAAGCTGTTGTTACTTCTAGAGTTAGTGCTGAAATTGCACAAATTGAAGAAGAGCTTACTGAGGCAGCAAACAATGAGTTTGAATCTCAGCTAGAGCAAATGACTGAAAACATTGATA